CCCCCAAATATCCGCGGGTCTCGATACGCGCAAAGAACAAGAGCGCGCTACTCGACCACCAGCGCGGAATATTTAGGGGAACGAGGACAACGTAAATTATGAATTGGTTTAGGCAATTATTTAGCAAGGCGGCTTCAGCGGTCTCGAAGGCATTTTCGTTTATGCCTGTGTGGACGAGGCACGCATTTTCCGCATTGACGTTCGATAAGATCGTGCGCGAGGGGTACAAGCAGAATGCGGCGGTGAGCGCGTGCGCGACCACTTTGCAGTTGACTTTCCCCGAGCCGCCCTTGCTGGCTGGGGTTGAGGAAGATGGTCGGTTCATCCCAGATTACAAACATAAGATCATGGAATTATTGAGGCAGCCGAACCCCGATATGGGGCTGGCTGAATTTTTGCAGTTTGCGATCACATATTCATCCATCGGCGGGAATTGCTATCTGTGGAAGCAGAGAAACCAGAACATGCGGGTGAGGCATTTATGGCCTTTCAGCGACGCACAGGTGACGCCAGTGGCGGGAAATGATACGAGCGAAGGATTTGTGGCTTATTACGAGTTCGATGCTGGCGATGGACATAAAGTTGCCATACCGAAGCAGGACATGATCCAATGGAAGTGGATGATCGATCCGCAATTCCCGTGGAAGGGGATCGGCGCAATTGAACTATCAGCACGCGAGGTTGATAAAGATAACGAGGCGACTTCGTACATCTTCGCTTTGTTGAAAAATAACGCAGTGCCGCCAGTGGTGATCACACTGGAGGAAGGCGACGATTCAACCCAGGATGAGATCGATGCGATGGGTTTGAAGTGGGTACAGAAACATGGCAAGGGTCAGCCCGCTTTCATTACTTCGGGAATGAAGGTAGAACAAATGGGCTTTGACCTGAACAAGCTGGCGGCGGATACGCTGGCGGATATTCCAGAGACCAGAATCGCGGCAAATTTCCATGTGCCCCCGAGTGTGGCTGGTTTGAATGTGGGTGTGAAGCGGTCGGATTATGGCGACACGGCGGCACGCAAGGCGTTTACCGAACAGACGTTGATGGCGTTGTGGCGTTCGTTCGCTTCTGAGTTGTTGAACGGACTGAAGGATGAATATCCTGGCACGGCGGCGAATTTTGTTTTGCAGTTTGACTTGCGGCGGGTGGGGGCACTTCAGGAAGAATTGAGCAAACGTTGGGAGCGTGTGACGCTGGCGTTCAATCGAAGCCTATTGACGCGGGCACAGGCGAAGCAGGAACTTGGGATGCAGCCTGATCGTGGTGATGATGTGTATTTCGTTTCACTGGCGACGGAGTTTGTGGCGGCCAGCGGGAGCGGTGTTGTAGAAAGATCAAGTGATTCAACCACCAAGGGGACGAAGGGACACGAAGGAAAGGCAAGGACAGGGGCGGCAGCGTTGCAGAGAATTCGTTTGGATGTGGCGCGGCGGATGACGGCGGCGGTGGATGTGTATTTCAGCCAGCTGGCGGATCGGGTGGTGGAGAGGGCAGGAAAAGTCATTAGTAATCAGTTATCAGTGAAAGGCGATTTACCGAATGCTGGCGATCTGTTGAATGCGGATGACCGAAAGAAACTGGAAAGCCTAATCAAGCGGTATTACGTGGAAGTTCTGCAACTCTCGTGGGAGCAGTGGAATTATGTGCTGGGAGTCGAGAAGGCGTTCGATCTGGAAGACCCGCTGGTGGGGCAGTTGTTGAAACTGGCGGCGCAGAATGTGAAGGCGATTAACGATACAACGATGCAGGAAATTCGCGATGCGTTGAAGTATGGGAATGATAACGGATGGAGCATCGATCAACTGGTGCGCGGTGATGAGAACCAGCCAGGGCTGCGGGATATTGTTGATGAGACGTACAAGGGGCGGGCACGCACGATCGCGCGAACGGAACTTGGCGATGCGCAGAATAGCGCAACGGTGAGCCGATACAAAGATGCTGGCGTGAAGCTGGTTGAAATTTTGGACGGCGGCGACACTGACGATGATATGGAATGCACAGTGGCGAACGGCCAGATCTGGACGCTGGCTTATTTCAATGCAAATCGCTTGCAGCATCCGAATTGCACGCGGGCGGCTGCGCCTGTGTTCGATGATGTGGCACCTGATAGAGGATAAACATGAACAATCAAATCAGACAATTACCGCATGTGCCTGCCGAGCCGTTGAAGATCGAGCGGGAGTTTGTGCATGGCAGGGAGATCATTGTGATCGAAGGGGTACGGTATGACGCGGAGTATTTTCGGACATTCGGCTACCCTGAGACTGACTGCCTTTATGCAGTGACACGGCGCGAAGAAGATGTTGTTTTGAAGACAATACGGAACCGCGCAGAGGCGGCGGTATTTTTCGATGAGACGTTTGGCGCGGACCCTGAGTTTGCGTGGGAGCAGGTAAAACATTATGACCCCACAGCCCCCTTGTCACCGATTACGGTGACGTTCCCCCAAATCGAAGAGAACGATTTAGGGGAAGAAAATCAAACAGGAACAGGAGACGATGATGGACTATAAAACTTTGCCATTTTTCTTGAAGGACTTGGATGAGAAGAATCGGACGGCGACTGGGATCTTCGCTGTACATGGGAACGTGGACAGCGGGGGCGATATGTCGGTGAACGGTTCGTTCGGGAAACGGTTGGACCCTGCGGGTGGAAGTAGGGACCGCGTGAGATTCCTTTGGGGTCACAATTCGATGAACCCGCCGATCGCGAGCATCAAAGATATTAGCGAGGTGGGGCGGGATGCGCTGCCAGCGAAGGTCCTTGAATGGGCACCCGAGGCAACTGGCGGCGTGGAGGTGACGCGCAAATATTATTCCGATGTGCCGCTCTCCGATTGGGTATTCAAAGCGATCCAGGAGAAGGACATCACTGAGATGTCTTATGCATACGACATTCACGAATTCTCGATCAAGAAGCTCGATGATGGGAAAGAGATCCGCATTTTGCAGGATGTGGAGCTGTACGATATTTCGGATGTGAACTGGGGGATGAATCCTGCAACGGCTGGTGTAAAGGGTCTGCCTGTGACAGGCACGACTTTTGTACAACACTCTGCCCTGGTGGAGAGCACCGTGGAGGAGTTTTTGGCTCGCGTGAAGGACCGCAAGAATTTCCGCGAGAGTGAAGGGCGCACGCTTTCTGATCTGACGCGGGGACGTTTGGCGAAGATGGTTTCGGAGATCGAGGCTATTTTACGCGAGACGCAACCACTGGCGGATACGAATGATGTGCTGAACGAAGTATCCAAATTCTTACGCAATGAATCGAAACTCAAAGGAGTACAAATCTCATGAACTGGAAAGAACTGTTAGCAAAACTCGATGCGAAGCGCGCCGAATTGGCAGCCATCTTCGCGAAGGCCGCCACCAAAGTTGACGGCCAGGACCGTTATAACCTGACGCCTGAACAGCTCGAAGATGTGAAGGCGCGCAATGCCGAGATCGATGACCTGGCGAGGCAAGTGGAAGATGCGAAGGCAGTCGATACCATCTATCAGGCGAACCAGAAGGCGATCCGCGAGGCCAACAGCCCCGCAGGTCAATTGCCTTTGAGCACTGGGAATCAACAGCCGCTTGGTCAACAGCCGAAGCAGGTCAAGAGCCTGGGTCAACTGTTCGTGGAAAGCGAAGCCTATAAGAGCCGCAGGGATGCGAAGAATATCGAAGTGCAACTGAACGACTTCAATTATCTCGAGCAGAAGACCTTGATGGAGACGGGCGCTGGATATGCCCCGCAAGCGATCCGTACTGGGCGCGTAGTTGAGTATGCCCATCGCCGCCTGATCGTGGCTGATGTGATCCCGCAATCTGAGACCGACCAGAACGCCGTTGTGTACATGGAAGAAACCACCAGCACCAATAATGCAGCCACACGCGCTGAAGGCGGGCAGGCTGGTGAAAGCGCGATCGCTTTCACCGAGCGCACGGACGCTGTACGCGAGATCGCGACCTTCATTCCCGTGACAGAGATCCAGATCGAGGATGTGCCTGGCGTTCAATCGCTGATCGACAATCGTCTTTTGACTTTCCTCGGTTTGACGGAAGAAGTTCAGTTGTTGACGGGTGACGGCAATTCCCCGAACCTGACTGGTTTTCTGGTGAAGAGCGGCGTGCAGAGCCAGGCCAAGGGCGCTGACCCTGTGCCTGATGCGATCTACAAAGCCATGACGCTGGTGCGCTATACAGGCATGGCTGAGCCGAGCGCAATCATGATGCACCCGAATGACTGGGAAGGTGTGCGCTTACTGCGCACCACAGACGGCATTTACATCTGGGGCAGCCCTGCTGACGCAGGAAATGAGCGCATTTGGGGTTTGCCCGTTGTGCTGACGACCGCAGAGACTGAGAACACCGCCCTGTTGGGTGATTTCCAGTTGTATTCGGAGATCAAGCGCCGCCGCGGTGCAAACGTCAAGGTGAGCAACAGCCACAGCGATTATTTCATCAAGGGCAAGCTGGCCATCCGCGCCGATGAGCGCCTAGCGTTGGCGATCTATCGCGCGGCTGCGTTTTGTAAGGTGACGGGTATCTAACCCCCCTCCCGACCTCCCCCCATTTTCGGTTTTTGAAAATGGGGGGAGGAGGAAGAGGAAAGGAGAAAATATTATGCCTATTATAGAAGGCGGTTTGGAATTCGAAAATGCGGGTGTGCCTGGCGCGGGAACGAGCGAGGTGCAGACGCTGACGATTGGCGGTTCGCCTACGGGCGGGACGTTCAAACTGGCGTTTGATGGATTCACCACGGCGCCGATCACGTGGAGCGCGACGAATAACACATTGCGTGACAACGTGGATGCGGCGCTCGAAGCACTGCCAAATATTGGCACAGGCGGTGTGACAGTGGCTGTGGGTACGATGACAAACGGCGTGGGTACGTTGACGATCACCTTTGCAGGGAACCTGGCGGCGCTGGTTGTGCCGTTGATCACTGTGGCGAATAACAGCCTGGTGGATGCAACTCCCGCGACGATTGCGGTAGTTGAGACAACGCCAGGCACTGCCTCTCCCGCTGTGAACGAGGTGCAGACACTAACCATTGCGGCTGGTCCGCCTACGGGTGGAACTTTCCAGTTGACGTTCGACGGCCAGACGACTGCGGCGATTGAGTGGAGCGCGGTGAATAACACGCTGCTTGCCAATATCGATGCGGCGCTGGAAGCCCTATCGAACATTGGCGCAGGTGAGATCGCGTGCGCGGCCACGACCCTGACGGCTGGTGTGGGCGCGTTGACGATCACATTCAGCGGCGCGCTGGCGGCCACGGATGTGGCGTTAATCACCGTGGCGGATAACAGCCTGACGGGTAACACGGGAACTGTGGCTGTGGCTGAGACCACGCCTGGCGTGACGGCTGATTTCCGCGGCGCGAAGAAAGGCGCATTGGTGACGGATACAACCAATGGAAAGCTGTACATCAACACGGGTACGGCGCTGGATCCGACGTGGACTGTCGTGGGAAGCCAGAGCTGACCCCCCTGCCCTAAAGGGCATCCCCCCAAATACCCGCGAAAGCAGCGGGATATTTGGGGGGAGAAAGAGGAAGTGAACTAATGACTACACTTGTTACCCCAGCGAATGTGAAGGCGATCATCAATACTTCGATGTCGGATGTCAATTTGCAGACGGTGATCGACCGCATCGAGGCGCAGGTGAACGCGAAGATCGGTGCGCCGCAGACGGATGAGTATGCAACGTCCGTTGTGAAGACGCTGCGCGGCGAAGGCCCTTCGTTATTCCTGCCCACGGAAATCTACAGCGTGACGAGCATTGTGGAGGATGGAACCACGTTGACGAGTGACCAATATCAGACGTGGGGCGGCGGTGTGATCGAGCGTTTGCCGCTCGAAACCGATTGGGGTGACCGCTGTGTGGTGACGTATAAGCCTGCGGATGACAGACTTAAACGGACGCAGGCGATCATTGACCTGGTGAGGCTGGTGATCGAGCGCACGGCGATGGAGAGCGAGAGCATTGCTGGCGAGTATTCATACACGGCGCCCGATGATTGGAATAAGGAATTTCGTAAGGCGATGAAGAGTTTGATGTTTCAGGCGATTTGACCCCACCCCCTCTGTCCTTCGGACATCTTCCCCCGCTCCGCGTAGGGGAAGAGCATCCCGATTTGGAGGAGGAACATAATATACAAGGAGATCGATATGGCAAGAACAACTATGAGTCATCAGCAGATCGTGCGGACGGGTTTGGAGCAGACCTATGAAGCCGCGCAAGTGGATGGTAATAAGTTTTCAAACGATGGGCGCATGTTCCTGCACGTGAAAAACGGCGCAGCCTCTCCGATTACGGTGACCATTCAGACACCAGGAACGGTGGATGGTCTGGCGGTTGCAGAGCAGATTGTGACTGTAACGAATGCCGAGGAGCGGATGATCGGGCCGTTCCCGCCGAACATTTATAACCAGAGCGACGGGATGGTGTATGTGGACTATTCCAGCGTGACTACGATCACGGCGGCTGTGCTGAGACTTTAGCCCACCCCCCTGTCAGCGTACGCCTTTGGCGCGCTGACATCCCCCCAAATACCGCTGGGTTTCGATACGCCGCGAAGAACAAGAGCACGGCTACTCAACCACCAGCGGCTATTTGGGGGGAGAGGAAAAGACATGAGCTTTGATAATTTTCTGAACTTGACTTGCACGATCAACCGACCTACGGCTGAGATTGCGCGCGACCGCTATAACGCGAATGTTTATTCGGATGTTGTGGTGGGCGCAGATGTACGTTGCCGCCTGGTGGAGAAGAGCGTGAAGTTGATGGATGAGAAGACAGCGGAATACTCGTGGGTGAAGGCGCTGGTGTTGCTGGCTCCGCGCGGTACGGATGTGAAGGCGCTGGATAAGGGGACTGTGGGTGAGACTGTGTATGAGGTGAAGAGTGTGTTGAGCCGCAAGAGTGGCACTGCCGAGCACCATGTCTCTTGTGTTGTGGAGGCGCTGAATGGCTGACTTTGAATTGAACTGGAAAGGCGATGAGGTTTTGCGTGTGACGAAGGAAAATGGCGCGAAGATCATTGCTGAATTCGGCTTGACGGTTGAAGGTGTGTCGAAGAAGGAACTGCGAAAAGGCCATGGTGTGTTGACTAGCACTTTGCGGCGCTCGATCCATACGGCTTTGCCTGGCTATGACTGGGGAGGCGATGACGTGAAGCCAAGCGCGGGCGCGCCAGAAAGAGGCGGCAGCGAGGTAAAACCTGACGCAAGCAACGACCAACTGACCGTTGAGGTTGGAAGCGGTCTGAAGTATGCGATGGCTGTGCATCAGGGCCATCATTCGTTCGCTGGCTATCACTATCTGACGATTGGATTGTCGAAGGCGAAAGCAAAGTTGGCGTCCATTATTGCAAGATATCAGGTGAAACGATGATCGATCCGCTGGAAGCCGCAATTCAATTCCTGCTGGGGCGCGCGGAGCTTTCCGATTTGGGGGGGCGGATCTCGGCGAAGCATAAATACGGCGAGGATTGGACGACCGAACAGGCTGCGCTGGTGGTGATTTTGGATGACAGCGAGCCGAATTGGTATGTGCCGATGCAGGATGTGCGGCTTGAGGTTTGGTGCCTGGCGGCGGATGATGCGGGCGCGATGGATACGTGGATGCGATTGATTGAGATCTCGCGTGTGCTGAACCGTGTGGCGGTGTTGACATCCAAAGGGGATGCGCTGGTGTATTCGTTCCTGCCTGAATCAGGGCCTTCGTATGTGCCCGATGAGGAGTTGACGCAGATGAAACGTGTGTTGAGTTTTTGGAGAATACAGGTTGGTGAGGCCGCTGTCAGTTGACCCCCGCCCCCTTGTCGCGATTACGCGACGTTCCCCCAAATGACGAAGAACAAGTACGTCATTTGGGGGAAGACAAGAATAAGGAGATTTTATGAAAGACGAAAAGGAATTGGAAGATAAAAACTTCAGGCCATCGTTCAATAAGAAGGTGGTGAAGGTGAGGATCAACCAGAACCGCGCGATTAGTGGCGTGGGGAAGGCTGGTGATGTGGTTGAAATGACGGAGCAGGATGCCGAGAAGTATGCGCAGATGGGTTTCGTCACCATTCTTAATAAGGAGAAATAGAACATGGATCAATATTCACTTTTAACTGGCGTGGGCAGCCTCTATATTGCCCCTGTAGGGACCGCATTCCCCGCCTTGACTGCCTCTCCAGCCAGCCCCTGGCGCTCGTTGGGCGAAACGCAGGACGGCGTGGATGTGAACTCGGATGACAAGGTGGAGCTGGTGCGAACCGACCAGCGCACGGGACCTGTGAAGGCGACGCGCACCGATGAAACGCTGGTGATCAAGACCAAGCTGGCCGAGGCCACATACGAGAACCTGGCGGATGCGCTGGGCGTGGACCTGACGGATACCGCGCCAGGCTCTGGCACGATCGGCACGCGATCCATTCCGCTGCACCGCGGTGCGGTTGTGGAGGAGTTTGCGTTTTTGTTCCGAGGCAATTCGCCTTACGGCGCGTACCCCGCGCAATATGAACTGCCACGCGCATATTGCGACGAGGTTGGCGTTTTGAAATATGAGAAAGGGAAGAACGCTGCGATCCCGATCACTTTCAAGGCGTTGGAAGATTTGAATGCGGCAACTGAAGCGGAGCGGTATGGCCGCCTGATAGCACAGGATGCTGCGGCGTTGCCGTAACCCCCGACCCCCTTGTCGCGATTACGCGACGTTCCCCCAAATACGGATGTTCTTTCCGTATTTGGGGGAAGAAAAGCAGAATGGAGTTAAACCAATGAGCAACAGTGATAATAATGTTTTGCACCTGGATGATATTCTGGGACAGCATAAGGGGATGGAGGTGGACTGGAAAGGCGAGAGCTACCCGTTGAAGAGGATAAATGATCTTACACCAGAAGAGCATTTGCAGATGATGGTAATGGGGGAACGGTTTACGACATTAGGACTGACGCTGGCGGAAAAGAATGAAAGGGATCCAAATGTCGCGAAGGAAGTTTTGGAGGCGGTGGAAACAATGATGAAGATGATTGCGCCAGAGCTGCACGCAAAGGGATTACCTTTCAACGGGCAAATGGTGGTCTTGACGTTCTGGAAGGAACAACAGGAAGGTAAGACAAAAAAGAAAACGGTGAAACCAAGCAAGTAGAGCCGCTTGATTTCGCCGAGGTTTTTTCACGGCTCACATATTGGTACGGACTGGATTATTTCACCATCCGCAGGATGCCATTATCGGCAATCCAAAATTATATTGAATACCTGCCAAAGAGACAGGCTGAAACGCGAATGATGCAGGGCGAAGCGGCAAGCGTGCCGCACATGACGGAAGACCGTCACGACGAATGGGTAAGAGAAATCAATGAACACCTTATTGAGGCGAAGCCAGTAGCCCCTAGCAAACTGGCAAGCATCGGTGTAAAGGTAGTTCGAGTGAGGAACAATGAGTAACGCCAGTCTTGGTATTGCTATTTTAGAATTGACCGCTGATGGCACGAAACTATATGCCAGTTTGAACGATGCTGAGGGAAAGACAAAAGAAACTGGCAACAGGATGCGTGAAAA